GGGTTACTAGGCGGCTTAATAGGTAACGTATTTTTTGTAGGTAAACTTTATAATGAGTTTGAATTACTCAAAGATGATGTTGTTACAGTACAAGAAAATCAAAACGTCATTCAAATTAAACAAGAATTACTGGAACTTAAATATAAGATAAAATCTATACGTTTAGAGATTGATGGAGATTACAGAGAGTAATGGCAAGTCCTGCTTGGCAACGTAAAGAAGGTAAAAGTCCTTCTGGTGGATTAAATAAAAAAGGCGTTGCATCTTATCGTAGAGCTAATCCTGGCAGTAAGTTAAAGACAGCTGTTACTACTAAACCATCTAAATTAAAAAAAGGATCTAAAGCATCTAAGAGAAGAATATCTTTTTGTGCTAGAATGAAAGGCATGAAAAGAAAACTTACTTCTGCCAAGACAGCTAAAGATCCTAATTCAAGAATAAATAAATCTCTTAGAAAATGGAATTGTTAAATGTGGTATATTGCTACAATCATTTGTTTAATAGGTATGGGTGAAAGTAATTTTGATATGTGTTTCAAAACAGAAGTACCAGTAAAATTTAATACGTATGAAGAATGTAATATAGCAATAGATAATATTGTTAGTTATACAAATGAAGATCTTGTTAAAAGAAATTCAACATTAATAATGAAATGTTTACCAGTAGGATCTTCTAATGTCTGATGATTTAAAATTATTACAACTTACATTGAATGAAATTAAAGATGAGGTTAAAGAAAATAGATCGGAAATAATCAAGCTCAAGCAAGAACTAGCTACAGGAAAAGGAGCTATTAGGGCTGTAGCGTTCATAGGAGTAATTGTTACTATTATCTGGACAACACTAAAGATTTTAACATATAAATAAGTCATGTATTTTCAAGGACATAAAGTCCTCGTTATTGGTGACACTCATGATAGTCCTCATCTATCACAAGATAGATTTGAATGGATTGGTAAATATATAAAAGATAATTCACCTGACTATGTAGTTCACATAGGTGACTGTGGAAGTTTCGATAGTCTTTCCTTTTTTCAAAAGAACGATACTCAACAAGGTAAATTAAAAGATGCTTACATGATTGATATTAATTCAATGCGTAATGCATTATCTATTTTACATAAATATATTGGAGATATTCCTCATCATTTTTGTATGGGTAATCATGAAATAAGAGTTCATCGATTTGAAGAAAGAATACCAGAGATACAAGGTATGATGAAGAAAGAATTATATGATAGCTTTTATCAATATGGTTGGACAGTATCAGAGTATGGAGAATTTAAATATGTTGGTGGTGTAGCCTTTGTTCATGCTCCTCTTAATATTATGGGTAAAGAGTATGGTGGTAAAAATGCTGAAGTTCAGATAGCTAATGATAGCGTACATGATCTTGTTTTTGGTCATACACATAAAGCTAGAGATTGGAAATCAAGTAAAATTGGTTACAATAAATGGGTAAGAATAGTAAATGTCGGTTGCTCATTACCCTATGGTCATATAGAAGAATATGCTAAACTTAATATGAATGGATGGTCTTGGAATATAACTGAATTAGGTATTTGGGATAATCATATCCAAGAAAGTAAATTTATATCAATGGATAGATTGGAGAAACAATATGGATAAATTAACTAAATGGTGGAATAGTCTTTCTAAAAATGGAAAGATGTTTGCTTATGGTGTAGCAGCTATTATTGTTATTATTATTATTAGCAATATTATATGATACAAGCACTAGCAGCTGTTGGTCCATTAGCTAAAATGATTGGTGGTATAGTTGATAAAGCTGTGCCTGATAAAGATTTAAAAGAAAAGCTAAAGCATGAATTAAATACACAGTTAGTCAATGGCGATCATGAAGAACTCATTGCTAAGTCTAAAATTATTCAAGCCGAGGCTTCTTCTAAACACTGGCTTACAGCTACATGGCGACCAGCGTTGATGTGGATCTGTATCATTGTTATTGCTAACAATCATATCATAGCTCCTTTTGCTAATGCTTTCTTTGGTACGTCAATAGAGCTAAATATACCTGATCAGATGTGGAATCTGCTAACAATAGGTGTTGGAGGCTATATTGCTGGTAGAAGTGGAGAAAAAATAGCTCAAAATTGGACACAGAAGGACAAATAAGATCCCTCTAGGGTGATTGTACCTGAGAATTAAAACTTTGCTCTGAGAGCTAAAAAATGGGGGTTAATGCGTTTGGTCGGACATTAACCCCTTTTTTAATGACAACAATACAATTTTATAGGAAAATAAACTAAACCTAAGACATTGTATCAGTAGTGCTGTATGAAAACAACGGAGGTCACTACCATGTCTAGCCATTAAATTTTTCATTATAACATTTTAAACAATACCATTCGGTTAGCTCATCATAATGATGACCAGCTGGTATCTTTGGACACATAAGATCTGTTAAATATTCTCTTGTACAGGTGTAACAACTTTTTCTTTTTCTATCTTTCTCATAAGGTCTGATAGATTTTTTGCTCTTTTTGGTGTTTGTTTGTTCCATAAACTATCTAACATTTCATCTGCTGCAATATCAAATCGTTCTTGATAGATTGCTGTTAACATTTTTTTAAATTTTTTTACGCCATTATATCCAAGTTGAAAAATCATTTCGGTTAAAATAGTTAAAGCTTTAGGATTCATAGTCACATTACCTTGAAGATAAATTTTTTCTGCATGATCACATGCTATCTTAAAATCTACATCAAATTGTTTTTCTAAAACTTCTTTCTTATAAACCTTATCATCAATCCAACCTTCGTCATCATAACATAAATGACCATAACCTATGGTACGAAATCCTCTAGTGTCTTTGTAAACTGTATTAGAATAACCTTCGTGTTTTTTTATTCTATCTTTTGTTTGATCAATTAAGTTTGTTTCCTTTAATAACATATCTATCTTTCTCCAATTCTGCTAATGCATGTTGTAATATTTGTTCAGTAGTTTTACTATTTTCAAATACATCTGACAAGTTAATTGCAATAGATATTAATGCTGTTTGTGTTGCTGTTAATCCATTAACGATAATAAAATCATGATCAATAATTTGATACAGTTTTTTCATTACAGCTTGAACTTCATCTTCACTTATAATCATAAGTGTAAGTTACATAGTAATGAGAATTAATCAACGAACAAAGCGAGGTGAAAACAACAAACTATCCTCGCTTTGCTCAAACCATCCTAATTGAAAGGAAAGAAAGATTAGAATGGTATATCTTCAGATGGAGTATCACCTGAAGTATTTGTATTATTATCAGGTTTCTTAGCATTTGACGATAATATTTTTATTGTATGCTCAAATCCACCACAAACTACTTCTGTTGTGTAGCGTCTTTGCCCTTCTACTTCATATGTTCTTGTTTGCATAGCTCCTTGAACAAACATTAATGTTCCTTTAGCAGCTGATTTGGTAACAATACCAACAAGAGCTTTATTAAAAACAAGTATATTATGCCATTCTGTTTCTTCTTTGTATTCTTCTCCTTGTTTTATTAATTTGTTAGTAGCAAGAGTAAGCTTTGCATATTTAGCTCCATTACGAGTATCTCTAAACTCTGGATCTCCACCAAGTCTACCTACAAGTGTTACAATATTAATCATATATTCTCCTTCACGTTAGTTGTTTCCAACAAGTTTAACTTTATCCTTGTTGACGATAGAAGCTTTTGTTTCTATCTCTTTCTTTAGATCACTTACATATTTGCTGTTATCATGTAATCCTAAGAATACATCAGCCGATACACCTAAGTGACTAAAAGCTTTTGTTAGTGCATCTGTCATCGCTTTCTTTGGAGCTTCGTCATCTAATGCACCTGTTTTTCTATATAGTTTTTGAACTGAACATACTGGACCATAATAGTTCCAGAACTCATCTTTATTTTTTTGTATAGCTATAGATACTTCAGCAAAAACTAATTCAGTTGTGTAGTTATAATTAGCAACGTAATTCCAACCTTCACCTACTGGACCAAATACTTCGGTCATCTTCATAATTTGTGACATTGGATCAATCGTTGTGATTTCACCAAAACCTTTGTTTACTTTTTTAGTAAATCTAGGATCTGTTTTTTTAAGTTGATCCCAATACTTTTTATTATTATTCGACATCTTTTACATATCTCCATACTGTTGCTTGTTTACCAGATTCATTCTTTCTAGTTTTTTTAGTTTCTTCAATACAACCATGAGCTAATAGTTCACTAAATCTTGGTCTTACTGATAAGATACTAATACTTAATAAATTTGCTACTTCATCTGCCGTAGCTCCATAATCTTTTTTATTCTTAAGAACTTGTAGAGCCTTTACTTTGATGCTTTTAGAAAATCTATTAATTTCTTTAGCTGCTTTTTGACTTGTTCCCTTTTTCTTGTACCCTGCTAATGATGGGTATTGTGATGTTTCCATGTTCATTATAACTCTCCTTTGTAAAATTTTCCCAATCCATATGATCAGGTGGCTCAACGTTGTTTTCAAACATATTCCAGAACATTAATTCTGCTTTGAGTAAACTCCATTGAAATTCTTTATCTTCTTCAATAATAATTTCTTCCCATTTTAAGTTACCATAAAATACTGATAATACAGCTTTTTTTAATTCTGTTACTAACATATAATGTTGCATTTGAGGATAATATTTTTCTACTAATTTATCTCTTTTCATAAATGCATTGGTATGTTTTGCATCCCATACTAGAAGTTCATTATCTTTTTCTACCATTCCATCAAGACTTGCAAACATAAATGTGTGATTACAATTTACAATGATATCTGCTGTATGTTTTACATAACATCCTGTTTGTTTGTTATACCATTGTCTGTTAAGTGATTCAGTGTGTATTCCCATTTGAACTGGCAGTACATTAGATAGATCTTCACGATCCTGAAAACCTAGTTTTTCATTATATAAGTTTTTCCAATCACCTTCTACAATACGTGCAGCATCTGTACCACCAATGCCTAATGGTCTTTCACCTACACCATGTTTAATTATATCAAGCCATTGATTACTTGGATTTTTTGATAATGTCATAGATTGACTTTGGTGAGAAGTTTCTTTCTGTTGTTCTGTTTTGGTATTTTTGTTTTTTTTCATTCTCTTCCATTCTCATTAATTTAATTATTTTTTCTTTTTCTTTGTAAGGAATTTTGTTTGCCATCAATCTGTCATAAAATTCCCAACGCATTTCTGGTTGTAGTTTATGATACATAAACTTAAATATTTTTTGATTAAACCATCTTCTCCTTTCATAAGGGTTATTAAAATCTACATCTATTTTTGGTTTTAAGTTAATCATAATGTTTACTCATTAATAGTTCTACATAATGAATAATTTTATTTAGATCTTGTTCTTTACCTTTGTGTTTATATCGGCAAATGTATTTTACAATATTACCTTCACAAAAACCAAGTTCATTTTCTAAGATAAAAGTTATA